GTACATTTGGGCGATGTCACGCAAATCAGGGCAGAGGATTTGCCACCCATAGATTTATTGATAGGCGGCTCGCCTTGCCAAGGATTTTCGTTTGCTGGCAAGCAATTGAACTTTGATGATGAGCGCAGCAAATTATTTTTTGAATTCGTTCGCCTGTTGAAGGCGTTGAAACCTAAGTATTTCCTGTTGGAAAACGTTCCGATGAAACAAATCTATCAGGACATTATCAACGAACAGTTGGGCGTCAAACCTGTTCGGATAAATTCCAACATCGTATCGGCGCAGAATCGGGATCGTTTGTATTGGACAAATATTCCAGTCAAGTCGTTGCCCGAAAACAAACGCATATATCTTAAAGACATTTTGCAGGATGTGAGCGAGATAGGCGAAGAACATTATCATAGTATGAAGTCTGTCGCGTATATGGAGCGTGGCAATGATAAGTGGTCACAAGCCGGATCAAGAAGAGCGGATGGATACGAGCAAACGCCCGACACCGAAAAGTCGTTTACGCTTACGGCCAACATGCACAAGGGCGTGCCCTACAACTATTTCAAAGAAACGCGGCAAATGTCATTTGATTTTGGCGAACCTGATACAAAGTCAGGTTTGATCATGGCAGGGCAAGCGGATCTCAAAGGTCATGATTACAATCGCAGGGTTTATCATCCTGATGGCAAGGCGCCGACATTGGCGGCGGCATCCGGTGGCAATCTTGAACCGAAGATATTGCAAGTGCCAAGGGGCAAGAACCAAGGCGGCATCAAAGCGAAGGACGGTAAGGTTCCGACTATGAGCGGCTCGGCATGGGAACAAAACAACGCTGTCACTGATGGATTGCGTTGGCGCAAGCTGACGCCTGTTGAATGTGAGCGTTTGCAAACAGTGCCGGACAACTACACCGCGCACGTTTCAAACACCCAACGCTATCGCATGTTGGGAAATGGGTTTACCATTGATGTTATCTGTCACTTGTTGAAGGGGATACATGATGCTGTCGATAAGTAGATGTAACAACTGTGATAATAAAGCCGCCGCAAAGGACGGTAAGATATTCCTTTGCACAGACTGTTGGTTCCAGATTTATGGAGGAGTAAATGGGAAAAATAAAAGAATGGCTAATGGACATGGAGGAAGATGCCATGTCTATGTCGCAGGAGGAATGGTGCGCGAAGCATGGCGAGAGCGTGATCGAGGTTTATCATGAAGCACGAAGAAAATTTGCTGAACATGTGGAGGGAAATGATGAGTGATTCAGATTGGACATTGAGCTTCCTGTCATCAGTGGCAGGAACATTCGTCAGCAAGGGCGAAGGCGAACTGGGCACTCATTATGCGTGGGCAGCCGGCGAAAGTTCGGATTATTGGATGCAGTACATCGTATCCAGGGGCAGGGATCACAATTCAAAAGAAGTCTTGAAACAGGCTGTCGTGATTCATTCATTTCCAGCGCCTGAACCGGAAATGTATTCTGTGATCGGATATTGCAAATATCATGACATCCAATGCGAGATTGATGAAAGTTTGCCCGACAGCGTTTGTGGCGAAGCTGTTAAAGCTACGGCTCACTGAGGTATTGCCATGAGATGTTTTAAATGTAAGTCCGACACAATTGTTAAGGACAGCCGCCCAAAGGATGGATCAATCCGAAGGCGCCGTAGGTGTTTAAAATGCGGTAACAGGTTCTCGACTATCGAGGTCTTGGTCGTGGAACAGGTTAAGGAACCAGCTTTACCAAAGCATGCACCGATCCGAAAGAAACGAATTGCAAAGCCCAAGTTTGAGGATTTGGACTTTGACAGAATGTCAGACGCGGAGATCGAAGCCGCGATGGAGGACTACCGATGATCGTAAAAGCGATGGCATTGGTATGCACCGTGTTTTCTGGTGGTGAGTCAAAGTGCGTGACGGAGTTTTATCCGCGCACTTTTGACAATGTCCAGTCATGTAACGTGCAACTTTTACGGTGGCGCATGTATGAATTGCCCAGAAACAAAAAAATAGTGCTGGATGATTGCGTGATAACAAGCTATAAACAGGAACAATAATAATAAAAAATAATTTTATTGTAAGAGGAGACATGAGTATGTCAGTAGAGACTAAATATTTGGTCAACGACACGTTGAACCTGCTGCGAGGCAAGCTGATTCGGTATCTTTTGGAGGATACCGACATGCGAGTGATTGCGAACCTGGTCCAGGTCGCCGATCAAAATAATCTCGTATATGATCCAGAACATCAGGTTTATGTGCAGGCTGCCCCCGCCCCGAAAAAACGTGGCAGACCAAGAAAGGAGGATTAAATGCCCCCGAAAAGAGGAAGACCTCCAGTGGATGAAAAGGCAACGTTCCGTAACGTTGCTGTCCCGATAGAGGTTTATGAAATGATCAGGGAGTTGGCTGGAGTAGAAGATCGAACAATCGCCAGACAACTTTCAGTCCTGATTAAGCAGGCCTATTTCGCCCGAAACGTTCAGACGTTAGGTGATTTGGAAAAACAACTGGAGAAAGTAAATGATAGATAAATTTTTGAGACTACTTTTCCCAACATGCTTTTCAAAACCCGAAAGAGCCAGGGATGAGAAGGGTCGTCTAGTTGGTGACGACAAAAAGACCCCGACCATCAACGAGGCTTGGAAGGATGGGAAAGCCCCGAAGAAGAAGCGGGGTCGTCCCCCGAAGAAGAAAAAATAATCCTAGGGCGCTTTACGAAGCGCCCTATTTTTTTGCGCTTATGTTTGATCCGACTGTGATCAAACCAACGTTTATTCTTTACGCTTCCCACCTGAACTTTAGTTGCCCGTATATTGGTTGCCAATCCCGTTTACGATTCGCCCGATCCCAACCAGACTTCTCTGGTTTGACCTCTCCGACTATCTTCCAACCAGCGCCTCGTAATGAAGATCCCGACTCTTCCTGCAAAGTATATGTGATCATCCGAGTGCCACCCATCTGCTGCCAAATTCTCCAACACCGCCCGTACAAAAAACTGCAAGTGTTTTTGGGTGCGTGATCCACGACACAAACTCTGGTAACCTCGCCGGTTACGCCATCGTCTAGCATCCTTGCTACAGGTCTACCGACAATGGCAACGCCCACGAGTTCATCCCCGAAGCAGGCGCCAATAGAAAACTTACCACCATTCGTAGGTTTGTTGTGCCGATGAAAGTTTTCGATAAACTGATTTGCTTCCCGAATACTAATCGGAGTCACGATTAGCTTCATCAGCCCGTTCCCCTTGACAGCATTCACTAATCACCAACTGACATACTGCACACTGTGTATGACCGTGCACTTCTACGGGTGGCATAGATGTATGACATCGAGGACATAGTCCATCCGATATTAGTTGAGATAGGGCGCCATCACCCCGCTCTATCATCTGTCTCCTCCGACTTGCTTGCCCGATTTTGTTTCTTACTATTGAACGGTATGATGTTATCACGACCCAACTCCCGAATATATTTTTCAGAAATGTTTTGATCTATGCCGGTCAGCTTTGAAAAGCGATCAACCGCCTGTGCAAGTGTCAGTCCACCCTTCTTATAATCAATCAGGATATCAATCGTGCCCTCTACCGTGGGACTAATTTCAACCATTCTCGTGCCTCCTCTCCAAGAACTCGTGCGCTTATATCTATCTTACCACGAAGCGCCTTGATGATCTTCTCATCAATCGTCCCATCAGCAATCAAATCAATATATGTCACTGGATTTTTCTGACCTATACGATGGCAGCGATCTTCTGACTGGGTCCGTGTTTCAAGATTAAAGTCATTAGCATAGTAGATCACTGTGTTAGCCTTGGTCAGCGTGAGGCCAAATCCTGCGGTGGCTGGATTAGCTACAAAGAACCGAGCGTCTCCATCCTGAAAATTGTCTATGGCAAGTTGTCTGTCTTTTTCTGTCGTGTCGCCATAATACGATACAACTGATGTTTCACCATACATCTTTGCAAGTTCCGAACGGATCCTGACGATATCATACCTGAATCGTGACCAAATAAGGATCTTGCCCGATATCTCCTCAATACATTCCATCATGGCACCGAGCCGCTGTGTTGGCACTTCAAGCAGATCGCCATCATCAGTCTTGATATGCCCCGACAGGATCTGTTGCAGTCGTAACATCTGTGTGATGATCTGTGGTGCGGACACCAAGTCGCCGTTGTCCAGAAGCGTAATGGCTTCCTTCTGCAAATCCTTGTACATACGGATCTGTTCCATGGTTAGAGATACATGACGCACGGTGTAGGTTTTATCCGGCAGGTCCAGACAATCCTTCTTCAATACCCGATAGATGTGCGGATCTATCTTTGCAGTCAGTTCCTCCAAGTTCCGGTAGCCAAGCACCTGTTGAAAGCTATGTGCACCCATGCTGCGCTTTTGAAGCACGGCATATCTGTTTTGAAACGCATAGAATGATTCAAAGCCAAGGATCAAAGGATTGAGGAATTGAAACTGTGCGAACAGATCCATTGGAGACTTTGTAACAGGTGACCCTGTCAGGATGCGTTTGTACTTGAACTTTGCCGCGATCTTGATTAGAGACTTTGTGCGCTTTGCCTTATGGTTCTTGATTGTAGTCGATTCGTCTACAGCTATAAGTGCATTGCGCCCGAACCTTTCAGCCATCCATTCGCCGGCAGCTTTACCCTTGGCGCTAGAGAACGCCTCCACATTCATAACGAAAATTTTTACAGCAGGATCTTCACTGAAAAAGAAAGCCTTTGCCTCTTTCTTATATGATTGTGTTTGCGTTGCCTGCCATGCCAGCACTTGATGCGATACATCATCTGAAAAGTGTGCTGGTATTTCCTTATTTATCCAGTTGCGGTACACGCCCTTGGGTGCAATGATTAACGCGAAGTTAATCTTCTGCTGATCGGCAAGCGTTGCGATGGTGTCAATCAATACCTTTGACTTACCAGTTCCCATCTCCATGAAAAAACCAAAGGAAGCCCTGTCGATACTACGATCCAATGCCTCGATCTGATGTGCATATGGTGTAGTTTTGAATTTGTAGTTGACAGTCATCCAATGTCCTCCTATGTTGAACATAGTTGTGCGAAGTGGTTTCGTCAACACCAAACCTGAAGAGGATGTACTTGCTATGAAGCAGAGTGAAACAATCTTTGAAGAAGAAATGTTTGCTGACGCAGCGACACTCGACAATGTCGGGGCTGATGGAGGTAAACAATTGTCTGGCCTGGTGCGCCAGCTCAATAACGTGAACCAGCAAATCGAAGACGCTGAGACACATCTTAAAGCACTGAAACAAGAAAAACAGAGGATGGCGTTTGAACAGATACCCATGCTTATGGATGAGATGGGTATAGAGCGTTTGGATGTTGACGGTGTGACCGTCAAGCTGAAGGCGTTCGTGTCTGCGTCAATCCCTGCTGACCGGAAGCAGGAGGCTTTCAATTGGCTCCGAGAACATGGTCATGACGACATAATTAAGAACGACATCATCGTGTCGTTTGGTCGTGGGCAAGACAACCAAGCTGGCGATGTCATGTTTGACCTTGAACAGAAGGGTTTTCACCCAGAACAAAAAGAACATGTCCACTCAATGACACTTAAAGCGTTTGTGAAAGAGTCTGTTCAAGAGGGTAGACCTATTGATTTGGATTTGTTTGGAGCATTTGTAGCTAGAATTGCCGAGGTTAGGAGGAATAAATGAGTAACGTAGTTAAAAAAGAAGAGGCTGGTCTGCCAGCCGAATTGATGGACGACATCATGTCAACTGCTGGTATGGGCGTGGATTACGATACGTCAGAATTGCAGATACCGTTCATCCGTGTGATACAGGCATTGTCTCCACAGATTAAAAAGAGCGACCCAGCGTTTATACCAGGCGCGATACAGTCAAATATTTTTAATACTGTGACTGGACAGTTTTGGACGGGCGAGGATGGCATCACGGTCATCCCATGTTTCCAAGAAACAAAATACTTGGAGTTCATACCGCTCGACCAAGGTGGCGGCTTTGTTGGGGAGCGAGCCGTCACCGATCCAGATCTGGCAAATACCGAGCGTAGTGGTGCAAAAGAAATTTTGCCCAACGGAAACGAGTTGGTTAAGTCAGATCAACACTATTGCATTGTCATTGGGGAGGATGGCATGCATCAACCGGCAATCGTGGATATGAAGTCAACCCAACTGAAGGTCAGTCGGCGTTGGAAGACCCAGATTGCCATGCAAAAGGTAAAGGACGCAAAGGGTCAGATGAGAACACCAGCGTTGTTTGCCACCATGTGGAAACTTTCGACCACCGAGGAGTCCAACCAAATGGGCAGTTGGTACAACTGGCAGGTTGAAAAGGTCGGCTTCGTACAGGACAAAGCACTGTTCGATGAAGCAAAGTCGTTCCGCGAATCAATTGCTAAAGGCGAGGTAAAAGCCGCAGCAGATCCCGAGATCAGAGACTCGGATAGCACGGATGATCTGAAGGATGATGACATCCCCTTCGCTTAGTAATTAGGGGGAGGGCAACCTCCCCCATTTTTCGTGGAGTATATTATGAGTTTAGCTGACCGCTTTGCGGCGGCGTTTGAAGGATCAAGCGTTGCACACGGTCAAACTACAGTGGGGAATGTAAGGAAGAACGGTAAGACAGAGGCACAAAGTTACATTGTACGAGAGCCAATGACGATGAATCTAATCAAAGGTCATTTGGAAGGTGGGACAGGAGTCGGATCTATTCCCATCAATGATCAGAACATGTGTAAGTTTGGTGCGTTAGACATTGATACATATCCGATTGATCATGTCGCCATACTCAAGAAGTGCCGCCGTTTCAAATTACCACTGGTTGTTTGCCGGTCAAAATCAGGAGGAGCACACCTGTTCTTGTTTACCAAGGACTGGATCACTGCCACTGATATGAGAGATCATCTCACCGAGTTTGCTGCTGTGCTTGGTTACGGCGGCTGTGAGGTGTTTCCAAAACAAAACAAGATCCTTGCCGAGCGTGGCGATGTAGGCAACTTCATCAACCTGCCATACTTCGACTCGGAGAATACCTTACGTTATGCAGTCAATGAGAAGGGCGAGGAACTATCGCTTGAACGATTCCTGAACTATGTGGACAGGGTCACGACTACCTTGGAGGACTTACGGAGTTTAGATTTTACAAGTGACGATGATGAACTAAAGGAGATGCCGCCATGTCTTCGGATAATGTTTGCGACCTCCGTACCTGATGGCACGAGAAACAAGGTCATGTTTCATGCCGCAGTAGCCGCAAAGATGATGCACCCAGATACATGGGAACAAACACTAGAGAAGTGGAACCAGAAGTATTGCAAGCCATCTCTGCCAGCCAGCGAGATTGTCACCATACAAAACCAGCATAAGAAGAAAGAATACGGCTACCTGTGTAAAGAAGAACCTATGGGCAGTCACTGTGACAAGGCCGCATGCCGAGAGGCAAAGTATGGCGTAGGCAAGAACGGATCAATGCCAGGCATCACCGGTCTGACAATACAAAAGTCGGAGCCTCGATTGTACTTCCTTGATGTTGATGGCAGGCGCCTAGAGTTATCCACCGAACAGTTACAGATGCCGCTGCAATTCCAACGTGCTTGCATGGAACAACTAGATGTGATGCCGCCAGTCATGAAAGCCGCCGAATGGCAGACATATGTAAACAAACTTCTGGAACAGGCAACGCATGTCGAGGTTCCAAAAGAACTTACGATCAAAGGGCAATTTGAAGAATTACTGGAGATCTACTGTAACAGCCGTATCAGGGCAAAGTCACCGCAGGAGATGGTGTTGGGTAAGCCATGGACGGAGACAGACTTAACGATGTTCACATTAAAGGGATTGATGGAGTTCTTGCGTAATAGAGGTTTCAGAGAACTCAAGCGTCCACAGATACAACAGCGGCTCAAAGATATAAACGGTGGGAACGAATGTAACACCATCTACAAATTAAAGGACGAAGATACAGGTCAATGGAAAAATCTTCGCGTCTGGTTTGTACCAGAGTTTGACTCAACTGAAACCGACCTACCAACAGAGGAGAAAGAAAATGACATACCCTTCTGATAACGAAGAGTATCTCAAGGTTGGTGAAGTGGCAGAAGCCTTGGGAGTGGCAAGAACAACCATATACAAATGGGTGAGAACAGGACATTTCCCAAAACCTCTCGTGCTCGGACCTGAAAACGATAAGAACAGTACGACACGTTGGTTACGCACCGAAATTGAAGAATGGATCAGGGCAAGGCCAAGGGAGAAAAATGATGGGTAGACCAAAGGGTGGAAAAACCGCATATGCAGGTAATGGAAATGGCTTTTATAACACAAAAAAAGTAAAATCTGTTGAATGGACTTTAGACGGTCTTGAAAGAAGTTTCGAATCTTTAGAAGAAACTTTGTATTTTTTTCAAAGAAAAGCCGTTCGGCATAATCTACAAGATTTTCAAGTTGTTATAGATGACGTTTTTGAAGCAGAACAGTTTGCCCGAAAAGCAAGGCATAATTTCAGAAAAATCATTAACGCACAACGAGATAAGGAGTTAGCGGAACAAGAATTAGGAGAAGAAGAAAATGGCTGAAGAGTCACTTATCTTTGGCCCACCTGGTTGCGGTAAGACACACACCATGATTGAAATCGTGCGCCAAGAGTTAGCCAATGGCACACCGCCTGATCGCATTGGCTTTGTGTCCTTTTCTCGTAAGTCGATAGAAGAAGCCAGATCGCGTGTGAGTTCAACGCTCCAGCTTACCGAAAAGGATGTTCCGTGGTTCAGGACACTACACTCGATAGGCTTCAATTGGCTGGGCATGGAGAAGAACGAAACGATACAGTCTCACGACCTCCGCACGTTAAGCAACACGTTAGGTATGGAGTTTGATCGTAGCACCGCAGAGGTCATGGAGGAGGGTTTGATACCTGCGTCCATGAAAGAGGGCAACCGTTATCTAAATATGATTAGCCGCGCCAAACTGCGCTGTGTGTCCTTGGAGGAAGAGTATAATGATCTTGCAGACTATGATCTGTATTGGTCAATGCTACGCCGTGTGGATGCGATATATAAAGAATACAAATCCGACACTGGTAAGTTTGATTTTACAGACATGATTGAACTGTTCGTACAACAAGCGACAGGACCGGCACTTGAAGTGTTGATCGTGGATGAGGCGCAGGATTTAACACCGTTGCAATGGAAACAGGTAAACATATTAAAAGAACGAGCCGAAAGGGTTTGGTACGCAGGCGATGATGACCAGTGCATCCACCGTTGGAATGGTGTTGATTTGCATAGCTTCATGAACGCTTGTGATAACAAGACAGTGTTAAGTCAAAGTTACCGTGTGCCAAGAGAGGTCTTTGATTTGGCTAATGAGATTGTGGACAGGATACAATACAGACAGGAAAAGAACTGGCGTCCACGCGATGAGGACGGAAGCGTAGATTTTCACATGAATTGGTATGATGTGAATATTGATGAAGGTTCGTGGACAATCATGGCTAGAACCAACAAAGCCTTGAACAAAATTCACAGTATTTTACGCGATGACGGATATTTGTTTGAACGGTTTGGTAAGTCTGTAATCTCGCTTGAACTGCTTGAGGCCATGAGCGTATGGGAGCGACTGTCAAAGGGACAGACTGCTAACGTGGGTGAGATCAAGAAGATGTACACCTACATGCCAAAGACAGGGAGTAAGGCGCTATTGAAACGTGCCGCAGCAAAAACATTTGATGCTGTCGATCCGCAAGGCACACACAATTATGACAATCTGGTTGCAGAGCATGGGTTGATTGCACCACAGGACACAAGACCAGAGGTGGTGGTCAACATGTCCAACGAGGATATCCGATACATGGCGGCGGTTCGGCGCCGTGGTGAGGATCTCACAAAGCCTCGTATAAGTCTATCCACCATTCACCGCATGAAGGGCGGCGAGGACGACAACGTTCTATTGCTGACTGACTCTTCATGGCCGGCGGTGAACAATCCTGAACAGGATGATGAACACCGAGTATTCTATACCGCCGTTACACGAGCGCGGCATAACTTGCATGTCGTGGAATCACAATCACCGTATAGGTATAAGATATGAGTGAGAACAAAGAAGCCTATGGAGAACAATTCGGATATTCAGCCTTTGTACCGTTAGAGGGAAACAGAGAGCTTTTGTGGGCATTGGTAAAGTTGGGTGTCGAATTGAAACCAAATTTTCGCGAAAAGGATTGCGAGTGGTGCGGCAAGTCATTTGTATATAAAAGACTAGGTGCAAAATTTTGCAGTGATGCCTGTAATACCAAATCATTGAGGGCAAAAAAGAGGGAAAGTGGGGGGATAGAAAATCTTGAGATTATTGAATTACATTCGACTTATGAAAAATGAAATATGAGGCTTTTTACTTATGTGACACATGTGGTCACAAGTGGGTCACATATTACGACAGGTTAAAATCATTAGAACTTGGTGATGTCTGCACGAATTGTTTAGATCGCCCATCAATCAAAAGAAATTTTGCTGGGTGCGTTACAGAACCATACTTCTATAAAAAACTGGATGAGGAAAAATGAAACGTGACAAGCTACTTGATCAGGCAAAAGACCTAGTTAATGGTGCAAGAGCCGAGATCTATGGTGATGCATACGACAATCATGTCCGAGTTGCAAAGTTGTGGTCTGCAATCCTAGATCAAGAGATCACAGTTTCTCAAGTTTATCAGTGTCTTATAGCCTTGAAACTTGCTAGACTAAGCGTTACACCCACGCATACAGATTCGTGGGTTGATCTAGCAGGGTACGCAAGTCTCGGAGGAGAGATTGATGGCAAAGGAAAGTAGCCAGATTACATTCCTAAACAGGTTGGATTTGGACACGATTGAGAAGGACTGGGTGCCGCCAGAGGTATTTCCTGACCTACGCAACTGTAATTCGATAGCTATAGATCTGGAAACCAACGATCCAAACCTTACAACCCTAGGTCCAGGCTGGTGTCGAGGTGATGGATTTATCGTTGGTGTAGCAGTGGCGGCTGGAGATTTTGTTGGATACTACCCCATTGCTCATGAAGGCGGCGGCAACATTCCGCAGAACAAAGTCATGAAGTGGCTGTCTGTACAGCTTGCCACGCCAGACATTCCAAAGATCATGCATAATGCAACCTATGATGCTGGCTGGTTGCGGTGGGCAGGAGTCAAGATCCAAGGCACAATCATCGACACGATGGTAGCGGCGCCATTGCTGAACGAAAACAGGTTTAGCTACAGTCTCAATAATCTGGCTAAAGATTATCTTGATGAACGTAAGGACGAAAGGACGCTCCGCGCTGCGGCATCCGACTATGGCTTCGATCCTAAGTCAGAGATGTGGCGGCTCAACTCACGGTTTGTTGGTGCATATGCCGAGAAGGACGCCGAACTTACATTAAAGCTGTGGAATCATTTCAAGGTTGAATTGAAACAGCAGAGCCTGATGGATGTGTTTGACTTAGAGACATCTTTGATACCAGTCATGCTGGACATGCGCGCGAAAGGTGTAAAGGTAGATATCGACAATGCAGAGATAACCAAGAAGAAACTGATAGAGTTAAAGAAGGGCGTTACTCGCGACATCGAGCATGAGACAGGCGTAAAGATAGAACCATGGGTGGCAAGAAGTGTGGCCTCCGTGTTTGATCATTACGGCTTACACTACAATAAGACTGAGAACAATGGTCAGCCATCCTTTACCAAGGCATTCCTGCAAGCCTGTTCACATCCTATAGCGGCAAAGGTTCTGCGCTTGCGTGAACTAGACAAGGCAAGCAATACATTCATCGACAATATCCTGAAGTTTGCACATAACGGACGCATACATTGCGAGTTTCATCAGCTTCGGTCTGATGATGGCGGCACGGTCACAGGTAGATTTTCGTCTAGCAATCCAAACCTCCAGCAGATACCGGCACGAGATCCAGAGATTAAAGCCATGATCCGTGGCCTATTCGTGCCAGACGAGGGGTGCAAGTGGGGCAGCTTTGACTATTCAAGTCAGGAGCCGAGGCTCTTGGTGCATTGGTGCGCTAGCGTAGGTAAGAAGTTTCGTAGTCCGATGATTGATGACGTTGTCGCACAGTACCATGAAGGCGATGCTGACTTTCATCAAATGGTAGCCGACATGGCCGACATCAGCCGTAAGCAGGCAAAGACGGTCAATTTAGGCATCATGTATGGCATGGGCGTAGGTAAGCTGTCACATACGATGGATATTGATACGCAAGAGGCCAAGGAACTTTTGAACACCTATCATAACAAAGTCCCATTTGTGAAAGGTCTGGCTGATCTGGTGTCAACGCAAGCCAGCAAACATGGAAAGATACGGACGATATCGGGACGGCTATGCAGGTTTGATATGTGGGAGCCAAAAACATTTGGCTATAACAAGCCTATGAGGCGCGAGGAGGCCGAGAAAGAGTACGGACCTGTATTGCGTAGGGCTTTTACCTACAAGGCGCTGAACAGGCTTATACAGGGATCTGCGGCAGATCAAACCAAGGTTGCTATGGCAGAGTGCTACAAGGAAGGCTTGGTGCCCTTGCTCACGGTGCATGACGAACTCTGCTTCAATGTCGAGTCCGAGGAGCAAGCGGCAAGAATCAAAGAGATCATGGAGACAAGCATGGAACTCAAGGTGCCAAGCAAGGTCGATCAGGAACTAGGGGACAACTGGGGGCAGGTAGGATGACAGCTTTAAAGAACGTCCAAGTGAAGTTAGCCGAACTCATAGAAGAAGTATGGAGGCACCCAGAGATATGCTTGTCTGATACGCAGGATCTGGATGAGTTCGTGAACAGCCTGCTTCAGGCGCAAAGCAACTTGAATAAACTGATAGCATCTAAGGAAAACAATGAATGATTTTTATATAAAACACCCAAATCCAAAAACCCCTGTCGAAATTCAAAGAGCCAAATTCTTTAAAAAAGTTTGGAACAGAATAAGAGACAAGAAACGCGCACAAAAGCGAATACAAGCGTTGAAAGAAATCGAAAAGTTAAAAAGGCATCTTTAAAGAACTATTCTGCCAACGCCCTCATCCGGTCAACCAAGCGCCTAGCTCGATTGGGAACCTGCGTATACCAGCGCGAGTCAACCATCTCATCTGCTGCTTTGTTCCAGTCCCTGGCATCAACGCCGGCTTTCATGCCCTTGAACTTGGACAGCCGAGGCCGACCCATGTTGAACATCATATTTGCAATGATATGTTGACACTCTTCGGGTAGATCATCGAAGTCAGGATACAATACTTTGCATTCGTCAATCGTCACAGCTATGTCCAACGCGAACAAATTTCTCACTCGTTCTTGTTCAACGATTGTGCCAACAGGCTTACCGTACTCTTCATCGCTTTCAGTGATTAAATGACCCACACCACACGTTGGCAGAGCTAAATGGTCCAAATAGATCTCGTATTTGCAGCCCTCATCTTCAGCGATTTCTTCGCGTAATTTATCTTTGTTCATGGTGTTGTCCTTCCTAACTGCTGCGCCAGTGCCGCTGTCGCAGGATCAGGTAATAAGATTGGTGAAACTCCTCCAGCCGTGCCTGCCCCGCCAGGCTGTACGTTTGGTGCCTGAGTCATGGCTGTCCGAGCCGTCTGTAATGCTTGATTGGCTACAGGAGCAAGTTGTTGTCTAGCCGCCGTTGTTACAGGGCGTACTTCTTCTGCTGTTTGCTCTACGCTCATGCGTGTGCCTTGAACTGTAGCCGCAGACATAATTTGCCAGAATGCTTGAAAACCCTGTGCAATGGGATCATTAGCCTTAAATTTGCCAGACATGAATTCTTTGACACTGTTAGGCTTACGAGAAGCCATCATCATGCGAAGAACCTTTGGATTACGCAATGCTTTAGACATTCCTGCGTACATAACAGCGGTCGGCAACGCTGTAGTCAGGTTACCCATGAGTTGAAACAGACCTAAACCAAGAGCAATATTTGGTGCCGCAAGACCACCTTTACCAGCAATCGAGGCGTTAGACGCACGAACCATAGTCTCTGCCATGGCTGTCAAACCCTCTGCACCATTAGGTCCAAACATTGCATTTAGTGTATCGTCACCATAAGACCGCAATACAGACTGAAGTTTGTTACCAAGCCTGCCAGATTTAAATGATTCTATAAAATCATCTGTCATACGAACTTGTCCAGTTTCGTCTACTGTAGCACCGATCTGCTTTAGAATTCTGCCCATTGCGGCATCTTTTACTTGATTCATTCTTTCAGGGGACAAAAATCTTTGCGCCTGACGAATAGAACTAGGTGAGTTAAACACTGCCTGCGCAATTACTTCAGGGTCGTCTGTCTGTTGCAAGGTGTTTATTAACCTGTCTCTATTCAAAGCAGAGCGTGCGGTCTGTGCAGCTTGAAAATCTTTAAGTGCTTGACCAAGAGGCTTACTACGCAATGCCTCTGCAACTCCTGGTGAAAGGTTCGCCTTGCCACGCTCAAGAACACTAATGACATCGTCTAATGCTCTCATGTCTTCGCCAAACAACTTGTCTACGGTTGTGCCCTTCTGGCGTATGTTTGCAACAAGTTCAATCGGATCAATAACCGCCTCTCCTGTTGCAGGGTCAATGGTCCGAGATGCACGGATTTGCTTCTCAAGATACATCTTAGCCAAGCCTTGACGAACCTCATCAGCCATTTCTGAACCTTTGCCGCGTATCGTTGCACGTTCAAAGGCTTCACGTTCCAAGCGTGCCGCCTCTTGTTCCACGAATCGTCTAGTCGGATCGTTAGGAGCAAGATTCTCTACATCTTTGAGAGCTTCTTCTACGGTACGTCCACCAATGCGTTGTTGTTTTAAGATTCGGGCACCAGCGTCCAAGTCTGCAATACCTGCCTCTGCGCCAAGTGCCTTGTTTGTTGGCACACCACGAATGGATTTGAACAGTTGATCAAGTGCTTCTGGGTTGTCTTCCTGTACAATCTTGTCAAAGATGAACTTCATGTTCATCTGACCATTCTGTGCCTGCTTGACGATGTCCTGCACTACTACGTTGTCAAAACGTTTTACCCCAGTGCGATATAAGTTGTTTGTCCTACGCAACAGACTCAATGCTTCTTGTGCATCACCAAAACTAACTCCATCTAATTGAAAGTCTTTTGGCAGTCTAAATGTTTCGTCTCCAACAACAGCTTTTCCATCTGGTGATTTGAAGTTACGCATTTGAGATAATTTAATTTCGGCATCAAGAAAAGCATCGTTAATAGATGCCTTTAACGAACCTAATGCTCCTACATTAACATCGTTCATTAATGCTGGATTGTAAGTTGCGTCTGTCAAACCTTTTCGTAAACGAGCCACTTCTTGAGGTGTGGCAAACTCTCCAAGTGCTCTAACCTTTGCGGCAAATCCTGTGCTGGCAATATCAGCTATACTATCTGTCTCAAGACGCTTGAGTTCGTCTTTTATCCCCTTCGTAGGAATAATTTTTGCGCCACGCAACTTGTCCGTTGTCATGGTGTATAGACGGTCTACATCCTCATCAAAGACAGCTTTACGCTGGTAAATCATGTCCTTTAAATCTTTTGGTATGCTCTTGCCATCTTTTAAGTTACGCATAACTTGATCAATCTCATTACGCACAGCATCGTCCATTCTACGTTGCGCTTGAGCAAGTGTTTCATCTCCAGATGCAAAGAAATCAGTAATGTCTTTCTTTACGATTTCGTCAAGGTTGTTGATCGCTGAGTCATCTGCAATGCCAGCGGCTCGAAGGTCAGC